AGAAAGAAAACGGAGAAATGTATGAAATCGGTAATTGTTGAAAGAGCAGTTCCTACAAATAAAAAACTTTATTCCAAAATAAAGTCTAGAATTAAAAGTAAATACAAAGTATGGCCAAGTGCATATGCATCAGGTGCCCTTGTAAAGGCATATAAGGCTGCTGGTGGTGGATTTCGCAATGTTAAAGAAACTATTATTAACCCTGGATATCAACTTGAAGGGTATTCCACTAATCCTTGTGGTAAAATCACTGAATTACATTTTCGTATTCAAGAAAGTGAACCTAATATGATGAATGAATCCGAGTATCGTGGTAGAAAAGTTAGTTTAGGTAAGCCATTTAGAACACCGGGTGGTCCAAAAAAGTTTTCAGTATATGTTAAAAAGGCAAATGGCAACGTTGTAAAAGTGAACTTCGGTCATAAGGGAGAGGGTGGAAAGAAAACTATGAAAATTAAAAAGAGTAATGCAGCTCGTAGAAAATCTTTTCGTGCCCGTCATAATTGTCAGTCACCAGGACCAAGACATAAGGCAAGATATTGGTCATGCCGTTTTGGATGGCCAAGTTCCGGTAAAGGTGCAATAGATAAAACTTAAATAATATGAACTCTGATATATTCAAAGCAGTAATGAAACCCCTTCTAGATGCAAACAATGTTGCAAATAGATCTGTTTTTGCCAGTATAATGGCAAAAGCATATGAACTTTCAACTGTTGGTTTTACTGGAACAACATTTGGTGCAAGATTAGTAAAGGGTGATACTGCATTTTTGGAAAAATGTATAAATGACGCATTAGACGCAAATCATGCCGATACAACTCGCGGTTCAAATAGATCTGCATATACATTGATGGCTGTTGGTTTTATGGGATATTGGGCATCTGCAAAATTTACCCCAACACCTTTTTTACCGGCAATGACTACAACTATACGAGGTCCTGTTGTTAAAATTCCTGGAATACTTGAACCACTTGCATCGAATATATTTTATTCGTTTGTACTTGGGTATTCTGATAAACATTTAGATGCTTTGACAACTTCCTTAAAGGCATACCAAAGAACAATACAGGGTAGTATAGACGGCACAACATCCACTGGAAGTCCTGTTATTCTGCCTTGGGTTAGTATAATTTGATGTTTAACTATATTTATCTTTATGGATAAAACAACTGAAAATATGGTTAAAGAAATAATACGAGAATATATTGCAAAATATGTTCGTGAAGGAAAAAAGCCCACTGGTGGTTTAACCGGTTGGTTTAGAGAACGTTGGGTAGATATTTCTCGTAAAAATAAAGGCGGTGGGCACCCACCATGTGGCGCTTCTGCTGGGAGTAAAGCTAGAAAAGGTGGTAAAAGAGCATATCCCAAATGTGTTCCAGCATCAAAGGCGGCTTCAATGTCATCAAAACAAAAGAAAAGTGCCGTAACACGAAAAAGGAAAAAAGGTGCAACTGGTCGTGGTAAGGCAAAAATGGTTTCAACTTATACAAAAGGTTAATTATGAATAATGTTTTGGACGAAAAAATTGGCAAATACATAAAAATGTTTGCTGCTGGCGTTTTTGCAATACTTTTTATTTATTTAGTTTATGACAATAATCGTTCAAAAGAACAAATAAAGGTATCATCGAAAACAAAAGATAGTTTGGAAGCTCTAATAAACAAATACGAATTTGATTATACAGTTTTGAAAAAAATAGCAGATGAATTGGATTCCGTGATAAAAGTTCGTAAAGATAGTATTCTAATCATCAAACAAAAGTTTTACATATATCGTGATAAAGAAATAAAAAATCCTGATGAAGCCACAAAGTATATTATCAATTTTTTGAAAGACTAATCTATGAAGTATTTTATTATATTATTATTTTCAGTAACAACTTTATTTGCATCTGAAAAGGATTCAACGGTTTGTTTTAAGAAAACTGAAATCGTTAAATTAGCAAATCGTATTCAATTACTCCGTGATTCAATAGAATATCTATCGGCAGTTGTAACCGTTCAAGATACTGTTATAGATTTATACGAATCTCGTTCAGATATGTTTTTGAAACAATTAAGTAACCGTGATCAAGTTATTGACGCTTGTAAAAAAAGAAGTGTGGAACTTGAAAAAATAAATGAAGAATTACAACCACGATGGTATGACAATAAATTTCTCTGGTTCTTTACTGGCGTTGGAACGGTTCTTGGAATAGTATTTGCAATACAATGAGTAAAAACTTAAAAGATATAATAAAAGAAGAATACGCAAAGTGTGCTTCCAATCCAGTATACTTTATGAAAAGGTATGCAAAAATTCAACACCCAACTCGTGGCAAAATCCTTTTTGAACTATATCCGTTTCAGGAAGATGTTCTCAAAGAATTTAATAATAATAGATGGAACATTGTTCTTAAATCTCGTCAGTTGGGTATATCTACACTAATTGCAGGTTATTCACTTTGGTTGATGTTATTCAATCAAGATAAAAATATTCTTGTTATTGCTACTAAACAAGAAACTGCTAAAAACTTGGTAACAAAAGTTCGTGTTATGTATGATAATATGCCAAGTTGGTTAAAGACCGGTGTTCAAGAAGATAACAAACTTTCACTTCGATTTAAGAATGGTTCACAAATTAAAGCCGTTTCTGCTGCCGCTGACTCTGCTCGTTCCGAAGCACTTTCACTTCTTATCATAGACGAGGCCGCCTTTATTGATGACATAGATAGAATATGGGCATCTGCACAACAAACACTTGCTACTGGTGGTACAGCAATTATTAACTCTACCCCAAATGGTGTTGGTAACTTCTATCACAAACAATGGGTAAAGGCGATAACAAAAGAAAGTGCATTTAATCCAGTAGAATTATTATGGCAAGTTCATCCAGACCGTGACCAAAAATGGCGTGATGAACAAGACATACTATTGGGTCCTGATATGGCAAAACAAGAATGTGATGGAAACTTCCTTGCATCTGGTCGTGCAGTAATTGATGGTGAACTTGTCCAATGGTATGAACAAACTTATGTATGTGAACCGAAAGAAAAACGAGGTGCAGAAGATGCATATTGGATTTGGGATTATCCTGATTCAAGTAAAACATACATGGTTATTGCTGACGTTGCTCGTGGTGATGGAAACGATAACTCTGCATTCCATGTGATTGATGTGGAAAACATGGAACAAGTTGCAGAATATAAAGGTAAACTTGATACAAAAACTTATGGTAATATGTTAGTATCAGTTGCAACAGAATATAACGATGCACTACTTGTAGTTGAAAATGCTAACATTGGATGGGCAGTAATTCAACAAATTATTGATAGAGGTTATCCAAATCTTTATTACACATACAAAGAGGATGGTTATACCGATCCGTCTGTTCATATTCCAAGAGGGTATGACTTGAAAGATAAATCGCAAATGGTTCCTGGATTTACTACAAGTGCAAAAACAAGACCACTTCTTATTTCAAAGTTGGAAACATATTTCCGTGAAAGGTTGCCAATAATAAAATCTTCAAGATTAACACAAGAATTGTATGTATTTGTTTGGAATGGGGCAAAGGCAGAAGCACAAACAGGATATAACGATGACTTAGTTATGTCATTTTCTATCGGACTTTGGGTTAGAGATACCGCACTAAAACTTCGTCAAGAGGGGTTGATGAAGACTCGAATGAGTTTGGATTACATGGGTAAATCAACAACACCGTTAAAATCTTCATATCAGTATGGTGACGATAATAACGGTTGGAATATGAATGTAAATGGACATAATGAAGATCTAACTTGGTTAATAAAATAGAGTTTCTAATTTTTTCTACATATTTATATTAAGTTCATATTACATAAAATAGGTGACAAATGGCACAAAATAAATCATTGTTTGATAGATTAAAAACACTTTTTTCCACTAATGTTGTTGTAAGAAATGTTGGTGGTAAAAAATTAAAAGTGGTTGATACTGCTCGCTATCAAGGTGATGGGAACCCACACACATCAAAAGTTATTGACCGTTACGGTAGATTACATGGAACAAAGGGAACTCCAATATCCGTATACAATCAATACAATTCATTTTCTGCAACAAAAATAGACCTTTATACTGATTATGAAGCAATGGACACCGATGCCATTATTTCATCTGCACTTGACATTTATGCAGACGAGAGCACACTCAAAAATGATACTGGTGATGTCCTTACTATAAAAACTGATAACGATAACATTCGTAAAATACTCCGCAACCTTTTTTACGATGTTCTTAATATAGAATATAATCTATGGCCTTGGATTCGTAATCTTTGTAAGTATGGTGATTTCTATTTGTATATGGATGTTAAAGAAGAATTGGGTGTAACCAATGTTGTTCCATTTTCACCGTATGAAATGCAGAGAGAAGAAGGAACTGATCCAGAACATATCTACATGACAAAATTTATCTATGAGGGACCTCTAGGTAAAGGTGAATTTCAAAATTATGAAATTGCACATTTCCGTTTACTTGGTGATACGAACTTTTTACCATATGGTAAATCAATGTTAGAGGGTGCTCGTAAACTATACAAACAATTGATATTGATGGAAGATGCGATGTTGATACATCGTATCATGCGTGCTCCTGAAAAACGTATTTTCAAAGTTGATATTGGGAATATACCACCTGCCGAAGTAGATCAATACATGAACAATCTTATGAACAGAATGAAGAAAACACCACTTGTTAATGAACAAACTGGTGACTATAATCTTCGTTTCAATATGCAAAACCTTTTGGAAGACTTTTATCTTCCTGTTCGTGGTGGGCAATCGGGAACAGAAATAGAAACACTTGCTGGTTTACAATATCAGGCAATAGAAGATATTGAATATCTTAAAAGTAAAATTTTTGCTGCTCTAAAAGTCCCAAAACCATATTTGGGCTATGATGAAAGTATTGAAGGAAAGGCAACACTTGCTGCACTTGATATTCGTTTTGCTAGAACAATAGAGAGAGTTCAAAGAATTGTAGTTTCCGAATTAACAAAGATTGCTATTGTGCATCTTTATGCTCAGGGGTATGAAAATTCTGATTTGGTTAATTTTGAATTGGGATTAACTGGTCCTTCTATCT